GCCTGGGTGTGTCACAACCTGTGCGCACTCTCCCACGTCATCAGGAGTTATACCATGTCCAGCCGCGTTCGCACTACTGGCCCCGGTTTCTCGTTCCCGTTTCCGTCCTCTATTGTCCGCACTACATGTGCGGGTGTTACGAGTACGGTTTCGAGTTCGACTGCCGGCGTTGAAGTTGGGTCTCTCAAAGTCACGACGGACGTCGTGACACCCAAGTTCAGGTCCCGCTCTTCCAAGGGCGAGATCATTAACAACCCTTTCTCATCAGTTCTCACTGAAAAATCGGGTTCGGCCAGTGGTGCTCTCAACGCGACCTTTAATGGTACATGCTCCGGGTCATCGACAAGGTCCGAGACACAAACCAATTGGATCACCGGGGGCTCGCCCCCGACCGGTCCTTGGCCTGCCCTCGACTCCGCGATCTCGCAAGCTCGAAAACTCGCCGGTACGCAGGCGGCAGCCGGAGTGGCTGCCCCTGATGTACAGGGCTTGGTCGATCTTGCAGAATTGCGGAAGACCCTGTCTATGCTGCGGCGCCCGCTCGGGAGCCTCGGGTCGATGATCACGCGCATCAAGAACTCGAAACGGTATCGTCGCTGGCTCCTTCGGAACCCTGGAAAGGGTTTTGCGGACTTTATGTCCTCGGAGTGGCTTCGTTATCGTTACGGGATCCTTCCGCTCGTGTTCTCTATCCAAGGCACCCTTAAGGCGCTGAACGATGGCAAACGCCCTCTTCGTGTGACCTCCCGCGGTCGCGCGTCCGTGTCTGTTAGCCCCGAAACCAAGGTGTCGTCGTCGACGTACTCTTGGTCAGTGGCTACCATCACGGGCTCGCGCTCCGCGGAGGTCACGTGCCGGGCCGGTATTCTCTATGAGTACCAGTCCGACATGGGTTCTCGCTTCGGTATGGGTCTCCAGGAGGTCCCGGCAGCGGCTTACGAGTTAATACCTTACTCGTTTGTCGTCGACTGGTTCCTGAATCTGGGCGACTTCATATCTGCGATTTCCCCGAAGGTAGGCGTGCGTGAACTGGCGTCTTGGACGACTGTTACAGTGAAGGAACTTCACGAAAGCGAGGAGCGATCCTCGCCTCGTGTCGTTTCCAACTGGACCATCTCGGACAACCGTCTTGGCACGCAAACGGTACGTGTGACGCGAGTCACACGTACTCCTGGCGTGTCGGTAGGTGTTACCTATATCCCGATTACCTTCACAGGTAAGAAGGACTGGCTTCACCTTGCTGATGCGGTCTCCCTCATCTACGCTCAGTTGCGTAGGTGAAGGGTCCTCAATTCAACCAACTGGAACTTCAAATGGCAATCATCCTGAACACCGTGTCCTTCGAAATGGACACGTACCAGACGCCCAACCGTGTCAACTACGTCTCCCCGACCAACACCTTTACGGCAAAGGACGTCCTGTCCTTGGCTCGTACCCCGGCAAAACCGGG